AAAGTAATGGAGGACTTAATGTCACCAGCTTTCGGTAGTTACGTTAACGCAATCAATATCATCGCTCCTAAACCAACAACATTCAAAGTTGATTTGGTTAATGGACAAGACTTTACAATTAAATATCTTGGTAAAAGTCAATTTAGTGTTAAGGTAGCAGGTAGACAATATAATCCTATAAATTTAGGTGAATTAGAGCGTGCATCACAATCAGTAGCTGATTTGTTAGAATTAAATTACGCACCAGCGGAAGGTAAAGAACAAACAGGGGCTGAACCAGAAGCACCAGGTACATCAGCAGCTGAATTAGGTCCTGACTTAACAGCAGCAAACACTGAACCAACACCACCAGAAGCGGCACCCGCAGAAGAAGAAACTCCACCAGCAGAAGCATAATATGACAGTTATAGATAAAATATTAAGTGAATGGTCTTATCGCTGTAGTGATGGGATTGTAGATATGAATAATCCTACTAAGCGGTCAATATTGAACGCTATATTAAAAGAAAATGGGTTAGATGAAACTGAACTTGATGAAGTTAATAATGTTACTTACGATGATGTTATAAAAAATGCTTTAAATAAAGCAAATAAACTTACTCCTAGTGGTGATATACCTCAAGTAAAAGGAACATATGATTTAGGAGGGAAAAGTGTAGAAGGAGAAGATATCGATATTTTTAAAATATTATATACTATATCTCCTCCAAAAAAGAATCAAGATATAGATGCTGCTGGATCAAAGGGTACAGGTCATGGGGAAATAGCACTATATTGGTTATTTGCTCATCAACCGGGACATTCGGCTTCTGGAAATCAAGGAGGTGGAAAGCCAGATTTAATTGTTGATAATAAAGGTGTTGAAGTAAAAGCATATGATTCCAAAAGTATGGGATTAGGTAGGATAGGATCTGATAAAGACAATATTGATTTATTGAATACACTATTTGGATTACATTCATTAGTATCTACTATAGATCATAAAGGTAAAGATAAAAAAGCAAGTGCATTAAATTTTTCTAAAGTAGATATAGAACAGGCTTTCAATACATTGCAAGATTTTAGTAATAATGATGATCTTAGAAAATTAACTGCTAATTATCCTTTAATAGATACTATATATAATAAAGTAGATAATCTTCTAACTCAATTATCTTTATCTACCCCCTTCACAAGTGAAGAAGCATCAGCTTCTCTAATTAAACGTATTCTACTTAAAAAACTAAAAGAAAAACCAGGATTTGGAGGGTATATAGTTAATGTTAAAGATAATGGAATATTAAAATATACATTAATTGATGAAGAATCAATAAAAAAGATTAATAGTAAAACAATAATAGATAATGTATCTATTAATCAAGGATCTGTTATTATAAATCCAGAAAACTTATTTACATATGGAACAATTTAACCCATCAGACAAAATCACAGTAGACGTACCATTATTCATACGCCTATTAGAATACGCTCGCGAAGACGCTAAAACCGATATGGATTTACATAACGTAGCTGAAAAAGCAATAGCAGCAAGCGAAACAGGTAAAACATTAACTATGGCTGATTACGATGGTTTAGTAGCAGGTAATAGTGAAGATCAACAAATGGACGAAGTAAAAAGAATGATTAAGTTAGCAAACATAAAAACATTTTTTCAATAATATATATTTATACACATGAAAACACAACTAAACGAAATTAAAAGAATGCAGCAATTAGCTGGTATTTTAAAAGAAAATAAATTAAATGAAGGAAAATATTCAACATGGTGGGCTAAAGCTAATAATGAATTAGGTTTAGACTTTGATGATGATATATATTCTTACTTAGACTCATATGATGAACCATGGCAAGGTAAATTTGCTGAAGAAGTAACTAATATTGATGCTGATAATTATGAAGATTTTAAAAATCAAGTTAAAGAACTTTATGATGAATTAAATCCATTCTAACTAAACATATAGACTAGATTCATTGCCTAGTCGCATCGAAACAAAATAATTGAAGTAGTGGCTCATCTTAATTGATGGGCCTTCCCTCATTTGAAAAGGCAAAATAAAAATATTACATTTACACTATGAAAAGAGCATTCCAAAATTCACAAAATATCCAGCATATGCTGAATACAGCTAAAAATCAATCAACAATAATTAAAACCCCTATAGCCCAGCCAGAGCCAGTATCTGAACCAACTAAACAATATAAAAAAATTGTTATTGTTGGGGCAGGTGTGTCAACACAATATGGTGTATTGCATCTATTAAAAAATGGATATGATCCAAAATGTATTACTATTATAGATAAAGGTAATAATATTGATACTAGACAACCTGAAGAAATAATGACAGGTGCTGGTGGAGCCGGAACATGGAGTGATTTTAAAGTTATCCCATCCTTTAAACAAGGTGGATTATTTTTCCCTCACTATTGTCAAGATGAAGAGTATGCAACCAAATTATCTGAACAATTATATAATTATATAGTTGAATATCATCCTGATTCATCTAAGATAATGTATACTGAACCAGTAAAGACACCTCAATACATTAAAAAATCTCCATTTGAATTAAGACAGTCACCTTGTTATCACTTAGGTACCGACTATGGCCAACAACAAGTAAAAAATATATTTGAGTATTTTGAACAATGTGGTATAAACCAAATATATAATATTGAAATATCAAGTATTGATTTTAAGCGTAATGAGATAGGTATAGGACATGATTACATCAAATATGATGATCTAATTATAGCAACCGGCAAATCCGGTATGGATTTACTAACTGATCTAATTACAAAGTATAACCTAGAAACCATCTCTAAACCAGCTCAATTTGGAATACGTTATGAAACAGACGGAAAATATTTTGAAGAATTAAATAAAATAGCTTACGATTTTAAATTATACAAGAAATTTGGTGAAGATAGCGCTCGTTCATTCTGTACTAATAATTTTGCAGCATTCGTAGCTGAAGAAGAAACATACGGAATGAAATCATATAATGGACATGCTCATAAAGATAAAGATAAATATAACGGTTTAACTAATTTTGGCATATTATTAGAAGCACGAGGCATAGAAGATCCATTTGAATTTAGTAAAAACTTAGTAGAATTTTTTCAAAATGAAGGCAAGGCAGCATATTATTCACCTTCTAATCGCGAACCCTCACTGACAGACCAGGGTCGTAAAGTACCTGGGTATAAAATATCGTTAGATAAATTTAAAGAGGGATTTGGTAAATATGCTGATTACATAATGGAATTTATAGATGATTTAAATACAACATTTGGTATAGATGACAATTATGTATTTTATTGTCCTGAGGTTAAATTTTTAACTAATGAAATATTACTAAATAAAACAAATCTATCCTTACCTCAATACCCAAATGTCTATCTACAAGGAGATGCAGCTGGAGCGAGAGGAATATATATCTCAGCATTACATGGATTATATGTAGCAGAAAACTTATTAAAGTAATATTACTGGGTGTTGGGCTGATGGAATTTTCATATATTTATTGGTATGACAAGCATATATATTTTAGAAAGAAACGGAATACCGTTTTATGTAGGTAAAGCAAACGATATAGTAAGACGCAAACACAAGCATTGCCAAACATATGGTAATGATATAATATTAACTATTATTGATAAAGTAAAAGATTGGAAGTACTGGGAAGAATATTGGATTGAACAATTTAAAATATGGGGATTTACTTTACTAAACCAGAATAAAGGCGGAGGCGGTCCGGAACGATATACTGAAGAACAAAAACAAAAAATGAGAAAACCTCGTAAAGAAGGAACTGGGAAGAAAATTAGTAAAGCTTTAAAAGGAAACCATTCAAAATACTACACAGAAGAAGTAAGACAAAAAATAAGTAATGGTAATAAAATATTAAAACCCTTTTCTGATATACACAAACAAAATATGGGAATAGCTAAACGTAAACAAGCAATGTCAGTACTTATGTTTAATTTAAATGATATTTTAATTCGAGAATGGGAAAGTAAAGGACAAGCAGCAGAGTGGATAAAAAAACAAACAGGTAAAACAAGTAATATAACTTCACAAATAAAAGATTGTATTTTAGGCAGACAAAAAACAGCTTATGGATTTAAATGGAAATATAAATAATCACTTTTAAAATAAAACACAACAAATGGAAACAAGACGTCTTAGATCATTAGATGGAACTATAGCTTATTATGTAAATATAGGAGGAATAAATAAAATGCATAACTGGGACTCAGTAGCTTTCCTACCACAAGGCAATAAACGTAAAGCCGAATATTATCTGTTTGGTATTAAACATTCTAAAGTAGAGTGGGAAGAAAAGAAAAAAGATGTTCATGGTCAACCATGGCATAAAACATCTGCTGGTAAAGCATCAGGCGCAAGAGCATAAAATATAGGAGCTGCAAGGCTCCTATTTTATATTTATCTAAATAAAAGTTATGACAGAAAGAAGGGGTAGACCAGCAGAAATAGCACCACAGGAATCACCACGCAAATACACTAAAATATATGATCGTGAAGATACAACTGAAACATGGGTGTATGATTTAGATAAACATCCTAATGGACCAATATCAGTTGACATTAAGTATAAAAATGGAGCTGATAAAAACTGGGCTAAAATGCAGAAGGAACAAAAACGCTATGCAAGTAGTATGCGTAAAATAAATAAAGCACAAGCACTTAAAACAAATAAATAATGAAGATAGGTTTTATACTACCAGGTAGAGAATTTTCAAATAATTTTTTAGATAGTTGGACTAATGTTCTTTTTAACATGCCTTTTGAATGGAAATGGTATCATGTATCTGGTTATATACCTAATGTATTTTATAATAGGCAAGCATTATTAGATAGGGCTAAATTATTTAGACCAACTCATTATATGTGGATTGATAGTGATCAGGTATTTAATTTTATGCAGTTTAAAAAATTAATCCAACATGATAAATCAATAATATCAGGTATATATAAAAAATCACCTACATTATTTGCATGTTGCAATTTAGAAGGTAGAACAATGACTACTGATGATATAAAAGATAAAATAGAATTAATAGAAGTTAAAGCAAATGGTATGGGTTTTATGCTTGTTAAAGCAGAAGTATTTAACCATATAACAGATCCATTTGAACCCTTATACCCAGATCAATGGGAAGATTTTACATTTCAAGAAAAAGCTAGAGAAGCAGGATTTAAATCTTATATTGATCCTACATTAATTATAGGCCACGAGAAAAAAACAATATTATGAAGATTGGATTAACAGGAACAATCAGTGTTGGTAAAACAACATTAGTAAATGCACTAAAAGAATTAGAGCAATTTAAGGATTATGAAATAGCAGTAGAACGTAGCAAATATTTACGTGATCAAGGCATTACATTAAATACAGATTCTACATTAAAAGGTCAATTAACATTTGCTGCTGAACGTAGTATTGAATTGATGAAGGAAAATATTATTACTGATAGAACAGTATATGATGTATGTGCATTTACGTTAAGTGCTGAATCAATTGGTTGGACTAATAAGCGATATTTTACTGAATTATTAATGTCGCTACGTGAT